GGCTTGTGCCTTGCGCCTTTATGCTTTGCGCCCTTTGCGCCTTATCGATCGCGCCCTGGCCGACGCAAACGAAAAAACCCGGGGCGAGTTTCCCCGCCCCGGGTTAGTGTTTCAATTTTCCATGATATCCTCCTATAGATGTGTTAAGCACTGGTCGCAGAAAGGCGAGTCAGTGAGTTGTGGGGCGAAGCACTTGAAGCAGATGTCGATGGTCTCTCCCTCCTTTGTGTATACGACATCCTGTTCATCGCCTTCGCCCCATGCGGTGTGGTATGCGTCGCCTCCTTCGAAGTCGACTGCATACATTAATGGCGTGTAGCCATCGACGAACCAGCACGCATCGGAGCAGGCATACAGACTATCCATTGGCGCGACATAACCTTCGTTCATGCCCTTGCCGCAGGTGCTACACTTACGATAATAAACTTCTGTCTCAGTCGTCATAAGCCATAATCCCGTCTTTATACATCAGCACCAAGAACAAGGTGCCGATTGCCATGCACATAACACCAAGCCACAAGTCGCCCATGATGGCGAAGGCCGCAGCCATGTGCCATGTGAACAACGCGCCAAGGAAATAGAAGATGGTAAATATTGCATTAGTCATTTTCGGCCTCATACTTCTCATGAACCCAGTCAAAGCCTGCCTGGTATGTGTCGCAGCTATGGACAATTTCTGCTTTGGGTTCTGCGTCTGTTTCGTCAAGCTCAATGACGAAGAACTGACCGTCCCACTCTTGAACACTATAGTGTATCATTTTCGACCTCTCCAATAACTTCCCACTCAATATGCTCCACGGTTTCGTCATACTTCTCCGTGTCGTGATGGTCGGCCAGCCACGCGGCGGCGGCGTTCTTAGCCGTGACCGTGACTTTGTAGGTGACCGTCTCTTTGAACAACAGTTCAAACTGTTTGTCTTTTGCCATTTGATAAACTCCCGTTAATGATTGACAATAAATAGTAGCAAAGGCGCGGCCAGATGTCCAGCCGCGCCCCGTGTCTTATGCTTCTAGTTTGCGCTTCATGACTCGCGCATAGTCTTCCGTGAACCGCTTGATGATGCGGCTGGTGAACTGAGCTCGAGTCTCGCTGTTTGCATTGGTTCTCAGTCCAATGTTCGCATGAATGACCTCGACCTTTGATAGCCAGCTTTCGCCTTCGCGCCATTCCCAGCCGAAGTCCTTGTCCATCTCAGTCCAGAATTTGGCCGACTCTTCGTAGTGCCAAGACATCTTGCCCATGAGTGCTTCATACATTGTGACCCGGGCATAGAACTCGAGATAGTTCTTCTCCGTGATGGTCGGCATTCCGACCGCCATGGTTGCCCAAATGAGCTTGTCGGTTGCCGGATGCATGAACTCAGTCCCGGCGGCGCGTTGCTTTTCGGAGCATTCCCGCTTGTCCGGCCATTCTTCATTGCACTTGCGCCAAGCGGCGTTGTTCTTCACTTCTGATACATTCCAATTCAAAGCCATAGTCTTTCCCCTTATCCTAAAAGTTTGACGACTTGCATTGTCGTCGGCTTCACTTCGTAACCAGCACGGTCACGAATCTCGATTGACCAAAACCCTTCACGCGAACCACGCTTTAGGACTTCGGCGCGCAGCGCGGCGAACTCTTTATCCGCCTTTGCCTTTGCTTCCTTTGCGGCGGCGTAACGCTTCCGCAATGTCTGGTCTTTTATGTTCATAGCAATAACTCCTCGTTGCTGTTAACATCTCCGATGTTAAACTGACAGAAAATAAATGTCAACAAATAATGTCAGAAAAATATCGCGCCGCGCATCTTTTTTTTCGCCGCCTCGCCGCCTTTTTCCAGGGTAACTTGGCCTGGGGTCGGATTATTTAGAACGATTCTAAAGACCCCCCACCCCCAAATAACGGGGTGTTGCGTGTTGTAGGTGTGCTGTAATACTTAGATTGATAAATTCATTGGGAGGTAATATCATTCGGGCATGACCAATCCAGCACTAGACGCAATCCCCCAGGAAGACCTGCTAGAGATCCTAGCTCTCCAGGAGCAAAAAGACATCCTGCACCGGCGCGAACAGGCCAAAGACCAGTTTATGGCTTTCGCCCACCACGTGTACGACAATTTCATTGAAGGTCAGCACCACCGGATCATCGCGGAGAAGCTAGAAGCTGTTGCCCGGGGGGAACTAAAACGCCTGATCGTCAACATGCCACCACGTCATTCCAAATCTGAGCTTGCTTCATACCTGATGCCTGCTTGGTTCCTTGGAAGGAACCCTAAACTGAAAATCATTCAGGCAACGATGAACACCGAACTAGCCACCCGATTCGGCCGTAAGGTGCGTGACCTGGTTGACGACCCGATGTACAAGGAAATATTTCCGAATACCAAGTTGAAGGCAGACAGCCAAGCCGCTGGTCGCTGGGAAACAGAACAAAAAGGCGAGTACTTTGCTGCTGGTGTCGGCGCGGCGATGACTGGTCGTGGCGCGGACTTGCTTATCATCGATGACCCGCACTCGGAACAAGATGCTTTGTCCTCTACTGCGTATGACAATACGTACGAATGGTATACCTCGGGTCCCCGACAACGTCTCCAGCCTGGTGGCTCGATCATCATCGTTCAAACCCGCTGGTCTAAGAAAGACCTTACCGGCCGGTTACTGAACGAGCAGGCAAAAGACACCATGGCTGATCGCTGGGAGGTAGTCGAGTTTCCGGCCATCCTTCCGTCCGGGTCCCCATTGTGGCCTGAGTTTTGGAAGAAGGAAGAACTTCTAGGGGTGAAGGCATCATTGTCGCCCACTAAGTGGAACGCTCAGTGGCAACAAGATCCGACATCCGAGGAAGTAGCCATGATCAAGCGTGATTGGTGGCGACCATGGGAGAAGGAAAATGTACCGAGACTCAAGTATATCTTACAATCGTACGACACCGCGTTTTCTAAAAAGGAAACGGCTGACTACACTGCTATCACGACGTGGGGTGTGTTTGACCCGGAAGAAGACCATACGGACCACATTATTCTACTCGATGCGAAGAAGGACCGTTACAACTTCCCCGAGCTCAAAGAAGTTGCAGCGGATCAATATGAATACTGGGAGCCGGACATGGTTCTTATCGAAGCCAAGGCGAGTGGTCTCCCTCTTGCTGATGAGCTTATGCGGATTAACATCCCGGTCAATACGTTTGCTCCCGGCCGAAGACGGGGAGGTGGTGGCGTTGATAAGACCACACGGATGCACATGGTCGCTCCTTTATTTGAAGCGGGGCGAGTCTGGGTTCCTGATACCAAGTTCGCGGAAGATGTTATAGAAGAAGTTGCATCATTTCCCAATGGCGAACATGACGACTTTTGTGATAGTATGACCATGGCTTTGATACGTTTTCGCCAAGGCGGACTTGTTTCTTTAGAAGAAGACGAGGAAGATGATTACGAACCGAGGCGTAGACGGCACTATTATTAAGGTGGTATAAGAAAGCATGTCACAAAGTGGAAATCCTTTTGGTGGTCAGATTGAAGAAGCGATGGGTGCTGGTGGCCCCGCGCTAGATCCCGCTGCTGAAGCTGCAATTGAGATCGAGGGCCAAGTTCCGGGTCTCACGGACGAAGTATTGGAGGACATGATTCTCCAAATGAATGAAGACGGCTCTGCGGATTTCTTAGACGCAGACCCGACTGAGGTTCTGACTGAAGAATATAGTCACACGGCAAACTTGGCAGAGATTCTTGACGACAGCATTCTTGGAGAACTGTCCTCGGAACTCGGAGCTTCGTTTGACGATGATTTGGAATCTCGTTCGGAGTGGGAAGAAGCATTAACAAAGGGCCTCGGCCTACTGGGTATCAACTACGAAGAGCGTGACGAGCCGTTTGCCGGGGCTACCGGAGTTACGCATCCCCTCATCTCGGAGTCGGTGACCCAGTTCCAAGCACAGGCGTACAAGGAAATGTTGCCGTCGGGTGGTCCTGTCCGCACTATTTGCGTGGGCAATGAGACACCGGAAGTTGTGCAGCAAGCGCAGCGTGTAAAAGATTTCATGAACTACCAGATCACGGAAGTGATGGAAGAGTATGATCCGGACATGGATCAGATGTTGTTCCATCTGCCGTTGAGTGGTTCGACCTTCAAGAAGGTTTATTTTGATATGACCCGCCAACGTGCGGTGTCCAAGTTTGTACCGGCCGAGGATCTCGTTGTTCCGTATCACGCTACTGATTTGCGTACGGCGGAGCGTATTACGCATGTAATACAAATGAGCGAGAACGACATCATCAAGATGCAGTTGGCTACGGTATATCGTGACGTGGAACTCGGATCTAGTGGCTATGGCGAAGACAGTGACTTGCAGGATAAGAAAGATCAACTGCAAGGTGTTCGCCCGTCGGCCATGGGTGATGATGTTCACACGATCCTGGAGATGCATACGCATCTGGATCTTGAAGGTTTTGAAGACACGGACATTGATGGTGAGCCCACCGGCCTGAAGCTTCCGTATATCGTAACGATGGAAAAAGACAGTGGTACCATCCTGTCTATCGTACGTAACTGGGACGAGGAAGATCCGCAGCGCAAGCCGTTGCAGAACTTCGTCCACTACAAGTTCCTGCCGGGTTTGGGTTTCTATGGATTCGGTCTCATCCATATGATTGGAGGACTCTCCCGTGCCGCTACCTCGATCTTGCGACAGCTGATCGATGCGGGAACGCTGTCCAACCTCCCGGCAGGATTCAAAGCACGTGGTGTTCGCATTCGTAATGATGACGAGCCGCTGAACCCGGGTGAGTTCCGTGACATTGATGCACCTGGTGGTGACTTGCGTAACGCAATTGTTCCGCTGCCGTACAAAGAGCCGTCGGGTACTTTGTCTGGTTTGCTGGGTGTGATTGTAGATAGCGGTCGTCGCTACGCTGCGATTGCTGACAATGCTGTTGGTGACATGAACGCCAATGCTCCGGTTGGCACGACTGTTGCATTGTTGGAGCGCGGCTCTCGTGTGATGAGCGCAATCCACAAGCGTATGCATTATGCACAGCGTCAGGAGTTCCGTCTTCTTTCTGCCATCTTTGCAGACACGATTGAAGAGTATCCGTATGCCACAAGCATCGGTGCACAGATTGCACAGTCTGACTTTGACAAGCGCATTGATGTGTTGCCGGTCTCTGACCCGAACATCTTCTCCATGGCACAGCGTTTGAGCTTGGCTCAGACACAGCTGCAAATGGCACAGAGCAATCCTGAAATCCACAATCTTCAGGAAGCCTATCGCCGTATGTACGAAGCTTTGGAAGTTAAGAACATCGATGCTTTGCTGCCTGCACCGCCGCAGCCGCAGCCGGTTGACCCGGCCATGGAGCAGTCTCTGGTATTGAACATGAAACCTATCCAGGCATTCCCTGGTCAGAACCACATGGCTCATATCCAGTCGCACATTACTTTCATCCAGTCACCGCTGGTACAAGGTGCCCCGCAGTTCATTGGTCCGCTGATGGCTAACATCCAACAGCGTATTGGTTTCATGGCTCGTGAAGAAGTTGCAAGTATGTTGGTTCAACAGCAGCAGCAGCAAGTTGCTCAAGGTGTTCAGCCGATGCCGGTTGCACCTGAGATTATGGAAAACATGGTCGCTCAACGTGTTGCAGAATTGACACAACAGATTGTTCCTTCGATGGCACCGCAGCAGCAGAATGATCCGCTGGTCGGTATCCGTCAGGCGGAACTACAGTTGGCAGCAGCTGACCAGCAGCGTAAGCAAGCCAAGGATCAGGTGGACGCAATGCTAGAGCAGGCAAGGCTTCAGCAGCAAAACCAGCAGGCTTATGACCGCATGGCACTTACGAAGGACATCGCTGAAGAGCGTTCCGAGGTCAACCGTGAGCGGATTGAAACCCAAGAAGACATCGCAGTTTTAAGAGAAATGAACAAGAGACGACAATGAGTCTCTTCCAATTCTAAGCAGGAGCATGTAACATGACCTTTCTAACTATAAAACTACTTACTGAATATGAAGGAGTTGGAAAGGGAATGTCCGACAAAGGTATACCTCTCTCTAAATGGGCTGGTCGATGGGACGAGTTCTACAAATCGCAACACAATCAACGCCCAGTATTGGCAAAGCCTCCTGTAAAGAAGGCTGACGATAAAGCTGCGATTACTATTTAGAGATACAAGATTATGAGCCCTCAACAATTAAACGAATGGCGTATCATCCCCCGCTTGCTGATGTTGGCAATGCTTGTAATGACGTATCGAGTTGTTGAGTGGTTCATGGCTCTTGACACACCTACTCTTGAGCAGGCAGGATTGGTATCTGTAATGACAGGCGCGTTGACCGGCGCGTTCGGATTGTTCTTAGGTAGCGGAAAGAAGGAATGATGTTTAAGAAGGTTGCAATTGTAATGTGTGTTGGACTGATGGCTTCGGCCTGTGTCGAACGAAGCATTCCAAAGAAGTGGCGACCTATCACCGTTGAAGAAAAAGCTCTCAAATGGGCTGTGCGGCTTT